CGCCCTGCCGGGCGCACCAATAAAAAACCCGGCTCAGTGGCCGGGTTTGCGGAGGCCGTTGGCCTCAAATGGAGCGGGGAACTGCACCAGCAGCGATGCAGCTACACCAGATGGCGGATACCACGATTGCAACAGGCTTAAAAAACAGCATGGTGAAGCTTGGGATCTCGGTCATCTTACTACCCTCATCCGCGAGCGAAATAACTGTCGCGGTCAGCATTTCTGGTGTTGTGGAAAGCACGGCCATGAAGACCGCCATAACAAACAGCAATGCCATCTGGGTAGCTGTGAGAGCTGCCGGAATCGAACCGTTCGCCCCCCGAAGCCATTTGCCACTCCTCAATACGCGCAGGAACGACAGGATGGACGCATATTGGCTCATTGGTTCAGTCGCAGTCAAGCGACATTTGCCACCAAAAGGCCTTCATGGTCGAGAATGTGCTGCGCCTCAACTAGAGCAGCGTCTACCTCGCGCTCCAGAGCACGCCGAATGTCACGCCTCCACCGCTCCTGGGTTTTGATTGGGTGCGGGTCGTCGCTCCAGTTGTCCATCTCGTACCAGGCCGCTGGCAGAACGCTCGTACTGCGCTTGCCATCGACTCCAGGCAGCTTGGGCATGGCCCAGGTCAGGATGGCGCACTGGCGAAAGCGATCCGGGGCCGGCGAGCGATGGGTGCGCGTCAGCTCCTCGATGGCCGCGTGCTTGCGGTCCACGTGGGTGGAGTACTTCGCCACCAAGTGGCGCCAGTGCGATGCGCTCAGATTCTTGTGGAGTCGGCTGAACACCATGCAGTCGATGAGGAATGCCGCTTCCTTGCCCACGATTGCGCCTTTCTGCTTGGCGGCCTGGACCTTCGGCTCAAAGTCGCAACCGCCAGCGCTATTGATCGTCTCCGCCGCCAGGGCACGGACTACTGCCGATACCACGTTCTGATAGCTCATTGCTTACCCCCTGCCCGCTTGGCCTTGCTCAAAATGAATTCTTCGTAGTACCGCTTGCGGCGCACCGCCCCAGCCCAAGACAGCGACACACCACCCACCACCATGAGGGCGGCCAAAATCAGGAGTCCCCATGCTGGTGTCATGCTGCCTCCTTGAGCGCTTCGATACGGACGCGCACGGCGCCGCCTTTGGTGGTCTCCCGGCGCACGATGCGTAGGTCGTCGATCTGTTCGTCGTCACCCCAGACACCGGCATGCGACAAGGCATCCAGCAGGCCCTTGGCGACGTTGTCGAGGTCACGCTTGCGCCTGTCAGGAGGGAAGCACTCAATCGTCACAGAGAGCCTGCAGAAGAGCTTCTCGATGGCATGCGGTATCGACCAGCACACGTCGGCGCGGTACTTGCGGCCCTTCTCGCTGATTAGATGGCGGCCGGCTAGCTTTCCAGTGGTCGGGTGGCGCCAGTAGGTGTTCACGCTGGGCGGGTATGGCAGGTGCAGAGTAATCATGCGGCCCCCTTCACGGTCAGAATGCCGGCCCGAATCAGGGCCTCATGAGTCTCAGCGATAGCCCGAGGCATATCGGACCAGTCCACCTCGCCTTTCCCGCGGCCGTCGAGCACGTCATGGCAGGCGCTGCAGGCGTAGACCGCCACGGTGTCGAAGCCCTTCATGCCCATGCCCTTCTGCCCGCATGGCAGGTGGGCCAGCACGGTGGTTTCCGGGTTGAAGTTGCAGGCGCCAGGGATGCGCACGGTGCAATCCTGGCCCCGGGCGCTCTCGCGCACCTTCTTGCTGACTACGCGCATGGCTCGGCCTCCTTGGCTTTCTGCTGCTCGGGCTCGAAGTCGCCGCGCAGGGGCATCAGCACACCAGAGCGCGCATCACCCTCGAAGCTACCGCACCGGATCGCATACCAGTCCTGCAACCCAGTCCCGAAAAAATCCCAGGCACCTTTGTGCTCGATGATCTCTGCGCAGCACCCATTGAAGTTCGTCATGGTGCGGCAGCCTACGATCAGCGCCAGGTCGCCCGGCTTGAATTGGTGGCTCATGCCGCTTCCTCCCCCAGCAGGTCAGCGAAGTGCACGCCGCGGGCGGCAAACTCCTCGACGATCCGGTCGGTGTACTGGCAGCCCTGGGCGCGGTCGAACAGCCGGGTTACTGGGAAGCCGTCCGGCCCGAACATGGCGCACGGCCCCATGAGGCGCAGCTTCACGTCGTAATCCAGGTGGATGAACGACTCAGCCCAGCCGGTGCGGAACTCGGCGCAGCCGGCGCGCATGATCGGTACGCCCAGGTGCAGCTTGCAGTAGCGGCGCACGTCCTCGATGTCGCCCATCTCAGTGCTCTTGGCGATCCGCTCATACATGGCGAACCACAGGGCGTTTTGATCCAGGGTCCGGTCCTTGCCCGGGCGCATGCTGACCACTACGAACTTCTTGTCGCGGTACAGGCGGGTGAGCATGGTTACGGCCTCGGACAGCTTGGCTTGGCAGTTGACGCTGATCTTCTCAGTCATGGACCGCCCCCTTGGGGATGTCCGCATCCACGGCGTCATCGACCTCGCTTTCGAGCAACACCTCATACCCGTCGCAGTCACAGGGCGCATCGTTATCAGGCTCTACCACGATTACTTTCCCCATGCCTTGGCGCAGCCACTGGTAACGCTCGGCATCCTTGCGCAGCGCCTCGTTCTCGGCCTTGAGCTGGTCGCGCTCGGAGATCAGGGAAAGGATCGCAGCCTGGGATTCAAGGCACACCTCACGCGCCGACCTTGCCTGCAGCGCCTGATCATCGATCTCCGCGAGCAGGGCCAGGACAGTGGCCGGGCTAGCTGCGGCGATGAACCTTGCATTCGCCTCGAATACTCCCGCCATTGGCGATTTTCGACCTGCGGCGTGGGTCGCCCCAATGGCCTGGCTTCCCGCCTGAATGTGCCAGAACCTACCGTCGTGCTTATCCGAGCAGGTCCATTCGCCAGCAGTTGCAGCCTCGGCCAATTCTTTGAGGTCGCGCATCTTGTTGGTGTCCATCAGTGCTTCTCCTGCATTGCTTTGCCTATCTCAGCGGCGGCGCAAGTGATGGCGCGTCGAGTCATCTCGTAATGGCAGCTATTGGCCTCGGTATAAGCGCACCAAATCTCGTGACCGAATTCGTCGCAGACATCGACGCCAGTCTCGCTGGGCTTCACCTGTAGGCTTAGATCTACTGCCAAGCGCAAGGCATCTGCATCTCGCCTGAGGGGGTTCCATGCTGTTGAAACCAGCTCGCCGCCGCGATGGGCCACCAGGCTGATCACAGGTGGATTCATGTCCATCCGCTGAGCGTTCCACTTGTGATTCGTATCCAAGCCCACAGCCTTTGCTGCCAGCTCCAGCAATTCACGATCTGTCAGGCTCATACGCCCTCCCCGGCCGGCTGCCCGGCGCGCTTGATGTTCAACTTGGCCAGCAGGTGTGCACGGCACGCGGCAGCACCACTGGGAATTTGCTGGACTTCGAGCAACCGAGCCTGGCGTTGGGTGGCGTACTCGTCGGCCAGCTGGGCGGCGCTCTTCTGGCTGTCGTGGCCGATGCCGGTGGCGATGTCGCCCAGAGGCTCGCCGGCCACCAGCATGCGAATGGTGATGTCGTAGGCCCGGGCGAAGACCTTCTCGGCCCGCTCCACCTCCATTGACCCAAGGTTCTGCGCCTCGCACTGCAGGGCCGCGTGGCGCACCGCTGTATGCGTCCAGTGGCGTGCACCTGCCCTGCTGGGGTGGAAGTTCTCCAGCGCCTCTGCCAGGGCCCGCGCAAGCGGCGGAATGCCCATCTCTTCCGGCGTCGGCTGGCACAGCTTGATGAACTTTCCGCTGCTCGGGGCGAAGTCGGTACCCAGCACCCGGCACTTCTGGATGCCGAAGCGGATCTGCTCGAGCGTATTGATGCCCGCAGCGACGAAGGACTTGATCCAGCTGCGCTTGGCAGCCTTCAGCGCCTCGTCATCCGGCCAGGCCTGCTTCCATGCCGGGAAGATGGCCTGCAGCTCCTTGAACAGGGCGTTGACCACTTCGGTGGTGCCTGGGTCCAACTGCTTGGCCGGGGTGTGCACCTCGGCTGGCAGGTTGCTGGCCGTGGCCATGATCTGCGTCACGCTGCGCAGTTTCGGTTGTGCACTCATAAGGCCCCCAGGTCATCAGCCCAGCTGGTGTCGTTGAAGTCGGGACCGCTGGCCGGGCGGCGGGATGCGAACGGGGCGGCGCTTACCGGTTGAGGTAGTTCGTCCTCCCAGCGCTTGCCGTTAAGCCAGGTGGCAGCGTGCGGGATGTACTGGCCGCCGTCCTTGGTCCAGTCGGCCGATACGGTCCAGGCAGCCAAGGCCTTGGCCATCAGGTCGAACAGGTCGGCGGTGACCTTGATCTTGGCCCAGGCCTTCTTGGCGTCGGCCTTGCTCACCTTGCGCGGGTACAGCGACCAGAACCGCTCGAAGTCGACCAACTCGCTTTCGCGAGAGTCAGTCCTTACTCCCTTCAGTCCTTGCTTACCTTCAATACTTACTAGTGTCGGATTTGCCGGATACGGCTGAGCCGGAAGCGGTTCAACCGGATACGGCAAAGCCGGAAGCGGTGTTTCCGACACGACGTAGTGGGTTTCGCCCAGCAAACCGGACTCACCACGGTCCTGGCGGCGCTCGACGTAGCCGGCGGCGATCAGCTCTTGCAGCAGGCCGTACACGCCGTCACGCCCAGTCGGTTTCGAGGACTTGGCGGTCTCGTTGCGCAGGTGGGTGACCGACACCGCCCAGTGGTCAGGCTTGCCGAGCAGGAAGACCAGAAGCCCACGGGCGGCCCAGCTCAGGCGTCCGTCCTCGCTGATCGACTTGTTGAGCATGTAGAAATTTGCCTCAGGTCGAGGCGCGCGGATGATGCTCATTGGCCGAGTTCCTGCAACAGATCACGCGCGCGCACTACGGCCCATTTGTCACCAGACGATTTGCTGATGAACTCCAGGAAGATCAAAACCTCAGATTTCTGTGTCTTGAGCAGCTCGCAATCTTGCCGCAGCTCTTGAGCCAGGCCCTCAATAGCGCTGCCGTCATCGTCCATGTCAGCGCCAAGGGCCTGACCAATAGCCCCGATTTCGCAAGCGGCGGCCAGCAACATTCGCTTATGGGACTCAAGCTCCTTGCGTAGGACTTCATTGTCTTGCCGCACTTCATCTCGATCTGCGCGAATCTCTTCTTGACGATCTATAGCTGCTTGGTAGGCGACGAGGTCGTTCTTCGCTTCTCTGTGGAGGGTTTCGATCTCAGAAATCAGATCAATGACGACCGCAGGGTCGGACACGCTTCGGAATGAGCTTTGAGCCGGTAGTGACTGCCACCCCTCTCCATCAGCGCAAAGCTTGAGAGAAATGCGCTCTTCCCTGAGCGCTGCCTCCGCCAAACTTTTCAGACTCTTCTTATCAATGCTCATGCCGCACCCCGCATAGCCTTGTCGTGAGTGAACAGGCCGTCCCAGTTCTTCTTCATGGGCAGCTGGCCGGCCAGGTAGAGGTCGTACAGGCGCACGGCGCCCTTGCGCAGCAGCATGGGCGTGAAGGCAATGAACGGCTCTTTGCCGTGCGGGGCGACCTCGTGCTGATGCTCGGTCATGTACTTGTCGCGGGCGTACGCAGCAACGCGGTACCGGGTGCCACTGCTCCCCTCGGTGAAAAGCCAGTTCCTGGCCTTGAGGAAGGCGTTCACCTGCATCACGTTGACCCCATTGAGGCCCTTGCAGAACTGTGCCGGGGTCATGCCTTCCTTGAACAGGTTCTCCAGGTGGTCGATCTTTTTGGCCTGGGCCTCGACCTGGACAGTGAGCAGGACGCGGGCCTTCTCCGACTCCAGGGCCATCTGGAGTATTTCCAGCTTGCTGAGGTCAGCGGGCTGGGCCGGCGCGGTGTATCCGCCGGTTTTGCGAATGCTGGGCAGCACTTCGCTCACCACCCATTCCTCAAAGCGTTCGGCTTGAGGCATCTTCGAGCGCATTACCAGCCGGTAGACGTCACGCTCGCGGATGATGTTTGCCGAAGGACCAAGGGTGAACGAATCGTTCACCCCCACCGGGCGCGGGCTTTTGCAGTGGTCGCGCACTGCTTTCTGTGGATTGGAGTAGCCAAGACCTTCAGCCACATCACGGGCAGAGAACCAGGGCTCGCCATCAATGAGCACGACCCGGACGTCGAAGCCCTCAAAATTGAACAGGTTTACTGTGCGCGCCACGAAATCGTGGCTCGCATTTTGTGGCGCGATTGCCACGGTATTGCTTTGGATGGTCTGATGCATATATGATGACCTCACACAAGCGTTACGAATGCAGTACAAGAAACCGGGCGGCCACCCGGTTTTTTTGCGTCTGCGTTTTGGGTGATAGTTCTTTCAACGGCAGTTCCTCATGAGTCCCTCAGGGGCTTATAAGCCCTTGCGAAACGACCGAACGTTGCTTCGGCCAGGCTCTGTTCTCGTCATCCGGTCGAGAGCCTCATTGATGATTCGTGCCGCCAGTTGCTCAGGGGTTAAGCCCTTCTGCCTGGCAAGAAACTCCAGATCTGAATTGCCCTTCCCGTCGAGCTGGATTCCCAGCTCTTTGCTTTCTGGCACAGGGCCTCCTCGGCCACTTCAGGCCGCGTCAGTGTTCGCGTTAAGCTCTTGCATCATCTGGTCGAGACCGCGCTCCAAAATTTCCCTGGCGAGCACAGCCTTTTGCGTGCGCTTGAAACGAGCCATCGCCGAAAGCAAGTCATCGGCAGCCTCATCCAAGCGAACCTTGGTGGGCTTGTTGTGCAGGTGGTCGGGGTCGAAGTACGACACGGTGGGTTCCTTTGTGGTTGAAAGTGGTTAAGCGGCGGTTTTCTTTGCGCTAGCGCTGGACTGGGAAGCGTCTTCCTTGGCTTCTTCCTCCAGGGCCTTGAAGACGTCCGGGCGAGCTACGCGCAGAAACATCATTCGGGCACGAGGAATGCCGTGCTTTTTCCAATCGCTCACCGATGGCGGGCGCACCTCGCACAGCTCGGCTACGCGAAATGTACCGCCCAGAGCGTCGATAATTACGCTGGGGTTCATGCCTGATATCTCCGGCTGGAATCTTAGGTAGAGATATTAGGCATACCTTTTATTCAGGTCAATAGGAATACCTTAGATGGCAGCTGTTAGGCTCCCCTAATGAGCACATTTCAAGAACGATTGCGGCAATCCATGGCGGGGCCTCCGAAGATTTCGCAGGCCGCTTTAGCGCGCGCATGCGGCATCAAGCCGCCGTCAGTTAATGACTGGCTTTCTGGTAAGACCAAAACCATCGAGGGCCAGAACCTTCTACTCGCTGCCGAGTTCCTGGGGGTTTTGCCTAAGTGGCTTGCCACTGGTCGAGGGCCAATGCGAAAAGCGTCCGGCCTTGCAGAAGGGTCTAATGTGGAGGCGGCACTACAGCCAACCAGGTCGTTTTCCTATCCAGAGATAAGCTGGGTCCAAGCTGGTACCGCTAGGGAGGCGGTTGATATGGGTAACGTTGCGCTTTGCCCTCAGCATTCCTCTGATGTTTGGGCTGGCGAAGATGCTTTCTGGCTTCGAGTCACAGGGGATTCAATGACCCCTTCATCCGGAAGCCCTTCTTTCCCTGAGGGGTTTCTGATTCTGATAGCTCCAGACATCGAACCGAGACCTGGGCAGTTTGTGGTGGCGAGGATGATAAGCACCAACGAAGCAACCTTTAAGCAGCTGGTTCGTGACGCGGGAGAGCTTTTTTTGAAGCCCCTCAACACCGCTTACCCAACCAGGGCTGTCGATGATGCCTGGGAGATCATTGGCACGGTGGTCGACGGGAAGATGCCAAAATCAGTATTCCTCTAAAGCATCCGGCGACTTTGTCGAAATGCTAGGATGGCTCCCAAGGAAGAAATCAGAAAGGAATCCAATGCCGCTCATTAACTGCCCTGATTGTCAGCGCGAAATTTCAGACTCGGCACCGTCATGCCCAGGCTGCGGCAGGCCTCTAGTCGATTTTAAGCAGGATTTTTTGCGGGCCGACGAAAGACAGTACCGACCGGCGAACCGAAGCCGAGGGCGCGCGGCTGTAAAGGTGTTTGTCATATTCAATCTTGCCTGGCTGGCGTGCGTATTGGGCGTAGCATTTCTGAATGATCGAGGTGCTTTCAATGGAGTCAAGATGCCCGCCTTCATCCCAGCCTTGACAGTGGACTTCCAGTCTAGCGGTGACGCCCTAGTTCGCCATTTGGGGTCCACCATAATTGGCAGGCTAAGCAGCGAAAGCGCCAGCTGTAGTCGATACGCCAAAATCGATACCGTGGTCACTACGAGAGATTGGCTTTTCTCCAGAACCGGATCTTCCACGCTATTCATCTCTGGTCATAACGGCTCGGCGGTCAAGCTCGAATATCTTATGGAGCTTGCAGGGGAAAAAATGTATGCAACACCTAAAGACTCGGACTATGCGCAGCTGGCGCTAGCCAGGTTCCTGATCGGAGGCTGTAGCTAAGGCACAAAATTCACGAGACCAATGCCCGCATTTCGCGGGCTTTTTTGTGGGTGCATGAAAAAAGTTAGGAATACCTATTGACGAGAAAAGAAGGAATGCCTAATGTTCACTCCATCGAGGCGCTACACAGCCCCTCGGGAGGCCCTCAAGCCGACCGCTCTTTCACATTGATGGGAACCTCGCGGATCGATCCCGGCAACGGCACAGCGCGAGCAATAAATTCGATCCCCATGCCAGCTCTGGAACTGGTGAACAGACCGCATTGCCTCTACCGGCGACCGGCGCCAGACAGCCCCGAAAGGCTGCCCACGACAGGGACAACCCTGTACGGCTGACGAAGGTGAAACGCCTAAACCGAGAGAACGACCCGGGCATGCAATGCGCCCCGCCATCCCGGCGGTAATGGGACAGAACGATTTACTGATGCCGGTTCGCTGAGCCGGCATTGGAAATCAACTGGAGTAACACGACATGAACCGCAAGCAATTCCGCAAAGCCCGCGTCGCGGTGAAGTCCGACCGCATCAACAACACCTGCAACTGCCTCGTTCCGGGTTACGAAAAGGCGCTGATCCTTGAGCTGATGCACCGCCCACGCTCCTGGTGATTTCACTCGCAGCCATTCCTATGAGTGGCTGCTGGGAAATCAACCCGAGGGCATTCATGTGAACAAAGAAGAAATCTACGACGACCAAATCAGCCCGCTGATGCAAAGCATCATCGGCATCTGCCGTGAGCACGGCATTGCAATGATCGCCAGCTTCAACATCGCCCACGACGGTGAAGGCCCGAACGGCGAAGACTGCTCCCGCCTGACCTGCACCTCCCATCTGCCTGATGGTGAAGGCGCTTTCGATGAGCGCTTCAGTAAGGCCGCCCTGGCGATACAGAAAAGCGCACCGCACCACATCGGTATGAACATCACCACGCAGCACGCCGATGGCACTCGGACGCTGACTGCGGTGATCTGATTTCACTGGCTGGCCTTGGCGACAGGGCCAGACGGGAAATCAACCGCCCTGGAGGGCAAGACATGCGACCAGTTATGACCATGAAGGCGCTGCACGACGATCGTGGACGCCGGACGGGAATCGAAGACGCAGCAGAAGGCAAGTTTCACGCATGGGGCGTTGAATACGAGGAGTTCGAGAGTGGTCCGGGCAATTTCAGCGTCGCCATCGTCGAAATGGCTGACGGAACCGTCCAGACGTTGATGCCTTGGGCGATTCGCTTCCTCGACAGCGAAGACGCTGACCAGCAATCGCTCAACGACTTCGTCGCCAATCCGATCATCATGGGCTGACCAACCAGCGCCACGTCAGCCTGACGTTAACTGCCCGATGCCCTGCTCCCCATCGCGGACTGCATCGGAGTGTGATCTGCAATGCGCATGCTGACGCGCTGTTTACTGGGCACAAGCGGCCACAGGCAGAAATGCCGTGATTAGAGCAGCTGGATGGCTCCGCTTCCAAGCCAGCACGCCGGGGATCAGCACCGGCCAGATCACACCCCGATGCAGTTTTCATCGATTTAAAACGCATCACCGTTTGCCTTACGCAAGTTAAGGCTCACCGCAGCAAACATTAATCGACGTACACGCAGGCGAATCCGGGGCCTACCCGGCCAGACCAGATGCATGTGAGGTAGCGCTCACCGCCTGCACCCCTTCCCTTCACATCGACCGCATTGGCAGGCGCCAGGCCACCTTTCACGGTGGGTTTGGTCACCCGCGCCTGGCTCCTGGCCAATGCGGCCGTTCCACTTTATCTGGAGGCGACCATGAGTCGCGAGCATGAGCTGTACGCGGACAGCGCCCAGGCGCGCGAGGTCGACCGCCAGTACCAGCTGTTTGGTGACACGTCCTGGGCAGATCACCTCACCTCAACGCAGGCAAGGGCTAACAACCAGGCCTGGAACACGATGATCCGTGAGCGCGACGAGCGGCAGCGGACTGAAAGCCGCCGGTTGATCACCTCAGCACTCGACAAGATGGAAGCCATTTGCGGCACAGGCGCCGCCCGGAGGACAGCATGAACAAGAGTACCCGCCAGGCGGTGGTCGATATCATCGATTCTCGCTTCACGGCCATCTGCGAGAACTTCAGCGACACGCTTCGAGGCGAGCTGGTCATGGCCATTGACCTGGCCGGCCTAACTGGCGCCATCGACATTGCCGAGCAGCGCAGCTATGTCGAGCGCCTGAACCGCATCATTGCCCGCGATCACGAACAGTGGATGGAGATGCACGGGAGGGTGGCATGAGCACAGCGCCTGTGAAATCGCTCATTGATGAGCAGCTGGAGCAGATCGAGCGAACCCTGGCAGTGATCAGCTTCGGCTTGCCGTTTAACGAGGTTATTGGCCTTCCGCGTGACACGCCGGTAGCCAGTCTCCGCCGCCAGCTCAGCGCAACCATGAAGGGGCGGCGCATCGCCGTCCGTGTGCGCCCATGACCGGATATCAGCGCGCCCGGCGATTCGCCATGTGGCGCGGGGGGCTTCTTCACCCTTTCCCTTTGCACTGCCTGGATGCTCGCCAGCGCGTACGCGGGCTGCATCACTTCCTGAGGCAACCATGAACACAACACCCCGCCTGGCCGCCCAGTTCGACTGGAGCATGTTCGGAGCGTTCTCGCCTGAGCGGTACCAGGGCGACGAGCGCAAAGAGTACGAAGAAGAGGCCGCTCGCATCGAGCGGCAGTGGGACAACCAACCGAACTGAGGGCATCCCCATGTTCAAGAAAGCCGAACGCAAGCAGGCCAAGCTACGGCTGGCACTTGCTGGGCCATCGGGGTCTGGAAAGACCTTCTCCGCGCTGCTCATGGCCAAGGGCCTGGGCGGTCGGATCGCGGTAATCGACACCGAGCACGGCAGCGCATCGCTGTACGCCGACGTTGCCGACTTCGATGTGCTGGAGCTGCACGCGCCCTACTCGCCGGAGCGCTACGCCGAAGCAATCACTGCCGCTGAGCAGGCCGGGTATGGCGTGCTGATCATCGACAGCTACTCGCACGAATGGACCGGCTCCGGCGGTTGCCTGGAGTCGAACGAGAAGCTCGCGCACCAGAAGTTCAAGGGCAACACCTGGGCGGCCTGGAACGAAACAACGCCGCGTCACCGCAAGCTCACCGACAAGATCCTCACCAGCCCGCTGCACATCATCTGCACCATGCGCAGCAAGACGGAGACGGTACAGGGCGAAGGCAAGAAGGTGATCAAGCTCGGCATGAAGTCCGAGCAGCGCGACGGTACCGACTACGAGTTCACCGTGGTCATGGACCTCTCGCACGACGATCACAGTGCGATCGCCAGTAAAGACCGGACCAAGCTGTTCACGGGGCCGGAGCTCATCACAGTAGAAACCGGTCGGATGCTGCTGAACTGGCTCAACTCAGGGGTCAACCCCGAACAGCGGGCAAAGGAGCTGTTAGTGGACGCAATCGCTGATATAGCGAAGGCACCAAACATCGCAGCCCTGCAGTCGGCATTCAACGCGGCAAAAACCATTGCTTACGGCTTCGACGATCTGATCGCTCAAGTCGTGAACGCCAAAGACAAACGCAAGCACGAACTCACCCCTCAGGAGCAATCGGCATGAACGCCTGCATCTTCGACAGCGAAACCACTGGCCTGAACGACCCGCAACTGGTCGAGGCCGCGTACCTGCAATTGGCAGCCATCCCAGACCTGCCAGTGGCCGGCGAACTCCTACAGCGCTACAAACCGGGCAAGCCGATTGAGCTCGGCGCCCTGGCCACCAGCCACATACTTGATGAGGAACTGGCGGATTGCCCGGACCATACCGAGTTCGCGCTGCCTACCGAGGTTGAGTATCTGATCGGTCACAACGTCGACTACGACTGGGGCGTCATCGGCCAGCCAGCGATCAAGCGGATCTGCACCGCAGCCCTGAGCCGCCGACTGTGGCCCGACGCCGACTCTCATTCGCAGTCGGCGATGATTTACCTGCACTACCGCGAGCAAGCTCCGGGTCTGCTCCGCAATGCCCACGCTGCCTTGGATGATGTGAAGAACTGCCGACTGCTGCTGGTCAAAATTCTCGATGCCTTGGCTGGCGAGCTGGGACGCCCGGTGGCCGACTGGGAAGAACTCTGGAGCATCTCCGAAGATGCCCGCATCCCGACCGTGATCGGCTTCGGCAAGCACCGCGGCACCAAGTTCAGCGATCTGCCGGCCGACTACCGCCGCTGGCTGCTCAACCAGCCTGACCTCGACCCGTTCGTTCGCAAAACACTGCAGCGCTAGGAGACGACATGGCTCGCGGAGTAAACAAAGTCATCCTGGTCGGCACCTGCGGCCAGGACCCCGAGGTCCGCTACCTGCCCAACGGCAACGCGGTCACCAATCTGAGCCTGGCCACCAGCGAAGCCTGGACCGATAAGCAGACCGGGCAGAAGGTCGAGAAGACCGAATGGCACCGCGTGGTGCTGTTCGGCAAGGTCGCTGAGATAGCCGGCGAGTACCTGCGCAAAGGCTCCCAGTGCTACATCGAGGGCAAGCTGAAGACCCGAGAGTGGGAGAAGGACGGCATCAAACGGTACGCCACAGAGGTGCACGTCGACGTCAACGGCACCATGCAGCTGCTTGGCGGCCGGCCTGACAACCAAGGCGGCGGCCAGCAGCAACAGCGACAGCCTCAGCAGCAACGGCAGCAGCCTCGCCAGCAGTACAACCAGCAGCGTCAGGCGCCGCACCAGAACCAGCAGGCCGCGCCGCCCGACCACGAAAGCTTCGATGACGATATCCCGTTCGCCCCGCTCCATCACCTGGCAGGCGCATGATCGCCACCATGTCTCAGCCTGTGCCCGCCGTAAAGTACGCGGCGGCCATGGCCAGATCCACTGGTCAGCCTTGGGGCGTATACCGAGGAAACAAGCGTCTACTGGTGGTTATGCCGTCTGGCTCGACGAAGAAAACGCCCATTGAGGTGTGCCACCCATGAGACGCATCCAGAAGCTCACGCAGCAGCGTCGCCGCCAGCTGCACATACACATCCCGCCCAGCGGAATCATGGAGGTGCCGTATGGCGATGTCACCCAAGGAACGCGACGAGAAGCGCCGCGCCAAAGCCGCCCGGTTGCATGAAGAAGACCTGCGCCTGAAGGTTCGACCAGGGACTAAACAGGCCCTGCTGGAACTGATGGAATGGGCCGGGATCGAGGAACAGGGCGAGGCGATGACGCTGATGATTCATCACATAGAAGCGCTCGGGCATCGCGCACTGTTCAGGATCGCGCGCCACGAAATCGAGGCTCACCGGGATGTGGCGCGCACTGAGCCGCTGCGATTGTCAGCCAGGAAGCGAACCGGCCAGCACCTGCGGGCCATCTGCGGCTGGGCTGATGCTACCTTCAGCCAGATGATCGAGGCGCTGATTCACGGTATCCACGCCCTGGGCCGGCTGCACGCGGCTAAGTTTCTCACCCCGCCTCGGCACGAGATCAGCATCTCGCCCCGCCTGGCCCTGGCCTTCGACCGGAAGAGCATGCTGATGATTCAGCAGGATCCGGGCGACGAGATCTACTATCCGGTCGGAGCTTAGGCCTTGTCCAGACCTCGCTCGACAAGCATGCGATCAAGTTTTGCCAAGGCATTAGCCAGCAGCGCTGGATCAGAATCCATAGCGCTCATGAACCACATGACTGCGTTGAGAAAGCGTCCGAAGAAGTCTCCAGCGTTCAAAAAGACTACCGCAGGATCATTATTGACCGTGTTTTCAACAGCGCCGACAGTGTAGAAGACCTTGCGGATGCTCGTATCACGCTGATTCGCATATGACTCAGCGGTCCCAGTGTGAAGCAGTCCATTGCGAGCCTCCCAAAGTTCATCAGCCGTCACGCTCATAGGGTTGTTGGCGAGCATGTAGGTGTTGACCCATTTTTTAAAGTCAGCATTCGTGGTCCGCTCCTGGGGAGCCGCGAGCCAAGCCATCTGATCGATCGCTGCATAGGTCAGCATGAGCGCAGGGACTGTATGGCCTGAGTCGCGCAAAACGATCATAGCGTCGGTCATTTTGTGGGCGTACTCGAAAACTCTGGTAGTGCTCACTTCATCTCCTTGTTACCGGCACCATGCCGGCCACCTGTAATAGCTCAACGCCAGCAAATTTTCCACCCGCGCTGCCCGCCAGCGCCTTCCCCTATTCAACGATAACGCCTCCCCGGCGAGGGCGGCGCCTGCCTGGAGATTGCCGTGAGCATCCCTGTGAATGCCCTGAAAGAAGATGAGCTTCTGCACTACGCCGCGCTCGAGCCAGGCGCTGCAGCGGAGCTCGCGCGACGGATTACCGAGCAAGGACTTGACCCAAGCGCGGCTGCCGAAGAGCTGCGCGAGGAAATCCGCCGCTTGGAGGATCAGCTCGATGACGAGTCGCGCGATGCCGACGAGCTTCGAGACAACGCCGAGGATGCCGCCCGATGGATACGGCGCGCACTCGACCCCGATGACCGCGAGCTTTCGGTTGAGCAGCTGCTCAAGGAAGCCCTGGACTGCCTGGAGTGAGCCATGAGCACGTTCGCAGTTTTTGGCATGACCGCCGCCCAGGCGCTTGCCGACGCACGCAAGAGCACCAAAAACACCAAGCCCAGCGGCAAGCAGGGGGTTCCGCCAGTTGAGATCACTCTCGAAGAGTGGCTTGAAGCTGTTCAGCGCAACGCTGACGCCATCATGGCCGGAGTTAAGGTCAAGCAGCTCAGCACTCTGTTTGACACCCCGCAGCACGCGAGGCAGTTCATCGATCTGGCCAAGAAGGCTGGCGCATGCCGCGACCTGAAGATCCGCTGCAAAGCAGCCCTGCTCGATGAGAAGGGCAAGAAGATCCTCAGTCCAAAGACCAGAATGCCCGTTATCGGCTGGGCTGACTGGAGACCCGAAAGCCACAAGGCCGCCTGAACCGGAGCTACCCATGTCCACAGAAAACCGATCAAGCAACACCGAGCAGCATGACCATATCGAGGGGATCATCGATATGGTAAGCGTGCCGCGCGAAGTCATCGAATTCGCCGCCGGCCTCAAATGGCACGGCTACAAAAGCGGTACCGATCAGAAGGACGATCAGCTCCAGGCTTTGAACAAGCTCCGCACCATTTTGGCAGCGCCAGCCCCGCAGCCCCACCCCGAGCCTATAGCCTGGATGGTTGGTACTGCCTTCTGGTGTACCAAAGAAGAGGCAGAGCGGGATGCGGCGGCGACTGGGCTGCCGATTGTTGGCCTGGGGCCAATGACGGAGTCGGGCGCGCCAGCGATCCCCGACGGCTACTGCCTCATGCCCAGGCGGCTCACCGCCGAGAATGGCGCGAAAGCCCTGTTGCTTGGTGAGTTCAAGCTGGAGGTAACCCGCGAATGCCCCGGATGCCTTGAACTGGAGGAGCCAGCAGAGGGCTGCGGGGTCTGCGATGGCGAGGGTGAATATGCTCAGCGCCACACGATTCCGTGGGACAAGATCAAATTCATTTACAGCGAGGCGGTGAAGGGGCTCGCCCTCAAGCCGGATGTCGCCGGGTAGCGAACAGCTGGCAGGAGCACATTTGTACCCCGCCCAGCTGTAGCCCCTTTCCCTTTATTTCGCGCAGGCTGCAAGCTTCTCCGTTTTAGCCAGGCCTTCGGTGGCGATGCGGCGAGCGCGCCCCACGCCCCAGGCCAGTGCTCTGGTCATCGACTCACCTGGGCGGGAGTCAAAAGCCTGCTCGTGAAGTGAGGCGCCAGCAGCCGCGTAGACGCCGATGAACATCTGCGTATTGCCCGTCCGCGACAGCCTCACCTGAACATCGATAAACGTTCCGTCATCGAGAGTTTCGTCATGCTCCCGGTGGTGGAGTGTGGGATCCGCCCACTGCCAATAAACGTTTCCGCGAATTCGCATGCCGCCTCCTACGACTGAAGTCTTTGTGTATTGCCAAAGACCACCATAGCGAAGCGGTGTAGCCGCACAACCGGAAAAGGCCGAACTGAGAACTGAATCGGACCACCGGCCGAAAAACTTCCACACATTCAATAATTTGTACAACCTACTGCCGCGATATGGCGGCCAAGGAATTCGTATGCTCGAAGTAAACATCAACCAGCACCTGAGCACCCTCACCGCAAGCCAGCTGGCCAAGCTGCTTGTCATGCGCAAGGGCCTCCAGTTCGGCTACGACTACACGTTCACCGACGATGATGGGCAGTCTACCGACGTCGATCTGGCCTTCCTGGCTGCGGCACCCGGCGAGCTGCTCGAGGTTCTTTTCGAAGAAAACGAGCATGACGATGCCATCAACGAGGTCCGCTACGAGGCAGAAGCCGTAAGCGGTATCCCCGAATGGTGCCATTACAGCTGGGGAAGGAACTACGAGGTCGACGTGAAGGCGTTCATCCTTCCCGATGGTCGAGCTCTTGCCTTCTGCGAGATGAGCGGCGGCGGCAAGCACGGCGATCCAGAAGCCTACCCGTGGGTGCAGGAAGCCAAGTTCATCAAGGTCGCCGGCGCTCAGGAACGGGTCATCAAGACCTACACGTTCGAGGAGATTCCAGAGGCCGCCGGGGTCGAGCCATGACCCGCCTCGCCCTCTGCCTCCTGCTGCTGGCCACCGGCGCCAGCGCAGACCCACGCGAAACCAGGCCTATGCCATACGGCGCTCGGATCTACCACGACGATGAGCGGGCCGTGACTTGCTGGCAGATCGGGAACGGCATCAGCTGTATCCCCGATAGCCAGCTGCAGGCCGGCAACCAGCGCCAGCTCTCCCCGCACGAAACACAACCCGAACCTACACCCGCACTGGCGCCTGGGCGCTGGATTGATGAGAGGTATCAGCTGTGAGCGCAGTGACTGATCAAGACGTTGAATTCGCGCGAGCGGTAGTCGCCCTCGCGCGCCAGCACGGCATGACTGGCATCTCGATGGAGTTCCGGCAGAACTTCGACCTTGCCCAAGTGACCGGCTGCTATTGCGGCAAGCGTATTACCTGGTCAGAAGGTCGCCACGGAGACTCGGCTGACATCAGGTTCCGCACCGAAGCCGAAGCGTCGTTCCCTGAGCGGCCCGAGGTGATGCCATGACCGACCTGATCGAAGTGAAGACGGCAGACCTAGCCGGTGAGGCGCTGGGATGGGCAGTCGGCAAGGCGGAAGGGCTGGACGTGTTCCTGGCCCCGCCGCAGTACGGCAACCCCTGGCGGGTGTTCGCTCGCTACAGCTACACGGTGACCGAGCACACCAAGCGCTACAACCCGTGGGAAGACTGGGCGCTTGGCGGGAAGCTGATCGAGAAGTACCAGGTCTCGCTGTCGCCGCCGGCCAGCGCCGTGCACCGCAACTTCGGCTACATGGACAAGCGAAACGGCTACTACGAGTCGGGCCTGTGGAGCAGCACGATCTTCGGCAAAGAGCGAAATCACCGGCGTACCGCGTTCCACCACCCCAACAACCCACTGATTGTCGCCATGCAAGCGATCGCTCAGTTTGAGCTCGGCGATATCGTCCAGGTGCCGAAGGAGCTGATCCCATGCCAAGCATGATCAAGGTTTCAACCTGCGACCTGGCCGGCAAGGCGCTGCTCTGGGCCGTTGAACTGGTGGACGGTCCGGTGCCGGCGGCGGCCGGCCAGCTGCAACTGTCACTGGGCGACCAGGCCATCGACGACGCAACCGGCGAGCACCTGATCCAGAAGCATGGCATGTGGATCGAGCGCGGGTACAGCTGGCCTTGGCTGGCCTGCGTGTCGGGTCATCCTCTCGACCGCCAGCCCGGCGATACCCGGGCAGAAGCTGCAGCCCGTGCTGTGGTGCACCACGCCCGTGGCGAAACCATCAACGTGCCGATGGAGCTATGCCAATGATCCTGCCCCTGATGTACATGGCCTACCTGGTATGGAGAGCCCCACGATGAACACACTGGTCTGTGGCTGGGGAGTGAACGACGCCGATTACCAGATCCAGATAAGCATCCCGAATCCGGATGGCGGAACAATGAAGGGTACGACCAGGATCGACTGTCCTTACTACCGAGCATGGGGCCGCATGGTTGAGAGATGTCACAGCGGACGATTCCCGGCCTATGCAGGAACCGTGATCTGTGAGGAGTGGAGGCATTTCATGGCCTTCAGGTCTTGGATGGAGCAGCAGCCTTGGAGGGGCAACGAACTCGACAAAGACATTCTCGGAGACGGCTCGCTCTACTCTCCCGCCACATGCTGCTTTGTTCCGAGGAGCGTGAACATGTTCTGGAACAAGTCAAACAGGATTGGGCACGGCCTTCCGGGCGCCAGTTATCGCAAAAGGTCTCGGAGGTACATGGCCCAGTGCGCAATAGGTGGCAAGAACGTCGCGCTGGGATACTTCGATACGGACCTTGATGCCCACAAAGCATGGGTTGCCGCAAAAGAGAAGGCCATGGCCATCTTGCTCGCAAGCATCACCCTGGAGCCCCGAGTGGTCGAGGGCATGCACGGCAAGCTGAAGAAATTCCAGGCCCGATTCGCGGCCTAGACCCTCCCCAAAATTCAACTACTCAAGCCCCCGACATGCGCGGGCGAGGATTCTGCATGCTCGAAAACATCGAGGTGGTGCGCATCAAGCGCTTCGCCGCAAACACGGCTGGCCGAGATTTCGCGGTCGGCGACATTCACGGGCACTTCACCCGCCTCCAGGCCACCCTGGAAACTGCCGGCTTCGACCCGGCAGTTGACCGGCTGTTCAGCGTAGGTGACCTCGTCGACCGCGGGCCCGAGTGCCGCGACGTGCTCACCTGGCTGGCCAAGCCATGGTTTCACCCGGTGCGCGGCAACCATGACGATTACGTATGCCGGTTTGACACCTGCGATGTCGACAACTGGGTCTACAACGGCGGCGCCTGGTTTGCCGGCCTGGCCTGGGATGAGCAGCGCGAGTTCGCCGCCCAGTTCCGAGAACTGCCGATCGCTATCGAGGTGGAGACGCATGGCGGCCTGGTCGGGATCGTGCACGCCGACTGTCCATTCCCGTCCTGGGATCAACTGCGGGCCGCGCTTGAAGCGCCGGAGACTGCCAAGCAGTTGCGCCTGACGCAGAACACCTGCATGTGGTCGCGCAGCCGAATTCAGGATGGCGATAAGGAGGGGGTCGATGGCCTGCGTGCCCTTGTATGTGGCCACACCCCGCTGCGGCAGCCGGCTGTGCTCGGTAACGTCTACCACATCGACACAGCCGGCTGGATGGATGGCCACTTCACCCTGCTGGAGCTTGGCTCTCTCCAGTGCACACCACCAATCAAGCCAGGCATCAGCCACGACTGGGACTGACCAAGGAGCGATCCATGAACCTGATCGACTGCTACGTCACGAAGATCCTCGGCGAGCCGTACCGCAAGTTCGGCCACTGGTGGGTATCGGCCGAGTACGAATCGGAAGGCCGCCCAGGCAAAACCCAGCTCATGTTCCGCACCGAGGAAGCCGCACGGGCGGCTAAGGTCGGATATCACTTCACGGCCTGAAAGGCACGGAGACCACCATGGCGAATGCCACTGCAGCAAAACCATCAAGCATTCAGCCGCGGTTCATCCGGTTCGGCGATGCGCCTGGGTATCTCGGCATGTGCCGGGATGAGTTCAACAAGACGGTCAGGCCGAACGTGCGGGAATTCCCCATCGGAAAACAGGGCGTGGCCTTTGACCGCCAGGAGCTTGATAAGTGGGCGGACGCCTACATCGAGGCCAAGGCGATTGAAAAAGCCACCGGACAGGACAACAATCGGCCCCGCAGCGAGCGCCGAGGAGATGATACATGGCGCGAAAAACGATCACCGGCCTCTACGAGAAGGGCGGTGTCTGGCAAATCGACAAAGTCTACAAAGGGGAGCGAATTCGAGAGAGTACTGGAACTGGTGACCGGGAAGAAGCAGAGCAGTACCTGATCCACAAGCTCGAGCAGTTGCGACAAAGGAAGGTGTATGGCGTTCGGCAGGTGCACACCTGGGAGGAAGCGGCAATGCGCTACCTCCTTGAGGTCAAGGATCAGCCATCCATTCACCTAACTGCCTTGTGCATGAAGCAGCTTCACCCATACCTGGGCCACCTGCCGCTGACGCATATCGATGACCAGGCGCTGGAGCCGTTCATCAGGGATCGGCAGACAGAAAAGGTTCTGCCGGATGGGACCATTGAAAAGGCCGTGAGCAACCGAACGATCAACATCGCCATCGAGCGCGCGGTCCGGGTTTTGACGCTCTGCGCCAGGAAGTGGCGAGACGATGATCGCCGGCCATGGCTGGACAGTGTGCCCATGCTGAGGAAGCTCGAAGAGAAGAAGTCGAGCCGTAAGCCCTACCCAATGTCATGGGAAGAGCAGTCAATCCTCTTTAACGAGTTACCGGGCCATCTGCAAACGATGGCCCTGTTCAAGGTAAACACGGGCTGCCGGGAGCAAGAGGTGTGCAAGCTAAGGTGGGATTGGGAGATATCGGTGCCGGAACTGGGAACCAGTGTTTTCCTGATCCCTGCTGACTTCGGCGGGAGACACGCCCGGTCGGGCGTAAAGAATGGCGACGAGCGCCTGGTGGTGCTGAATAACGTGGCGACGTCGATCATTGAAAAGCAGCGCGGGATCAGTAAGGAATGGGTATTCCCATACAACGGCACCGCGATGCACCGGATGAACGACTCGGCATGGCGCAAGGCAAGGTTGAGGGCAGCAAAGAAATGGCAAGAGGAGAACCTGAGGCCTGCGCATCCTGGATTTGCTTCATTCAGGGTGCACGACCTCAAGATGACATTCGGGCGAAGGCTACGGGCAGCAGGTGTAAGCCATGAAGATCGTCAGTCACTGCTTGGGCACAAGAGCGGTAACGTGACCACTCACTATTCTGGCGCTGAGCTCAAACAGCTGATTGATGCGGCGAACCTTGTCGCCAATGTTGGAAGAAGTACACCAACGCTAACGATCCTGAGGCACAGAGCATGACAGAAAAATACGCAGTCATCGACATAGGGACTTCCGCGCACCCCGGCGAAACATGCAAGATCGACCAGGCAGATCTAGAGCTGGTCTCAGGATACAAATGGGGGATCGCTTACATGGGCGGTGTAGGCTACAAGCTGGCCTACGCAAGGGCGCGAATCGGAGGCAGGAAAAACGCGAGCTACATTCGGATGCATCGCCTGATCATGGGTGCGGCGCCCGGGATCGAGGTTGACCACATCAACGGCGACACCTTGGACAACCGTCGCTGCAATCTTCGAGTTGCCACTCGACTGGAGCAGACCCGAAACACAGGGATGAGGAAGAACAACTCCACTGGATTCAAGGGAGTCAGTTACATCGCGAAGCTGGGAAAATTCAGGGCCTACATTGTGGTGAATCGAAAGCAGATTCACCTTGGCCTTTTTGTGAAGGCTGAGGATGCAGCCGCAGCATATGAGAGATCTGCAACTGAGCTTTTTGGGGCGTTCCACAGGAAAATCGGATGAAGTCCCGAAAAACTCCCCACATGCAAAAACGACAAAGCCACCCGAAGGTGGCTAAGTCGTTGAAATATATGGTCGGGAC